CGACCACCATCTAGGGTTTCACCGTCAATGTATCGCTCGTTAGCAAATAGTGCTGACTTGTAAGCAGCGAAAGTTGCTGGGTTAGCAATGATACAAGAGATGTCACCAAATGGTGAGAACTGCTGGGCATCCTGATAGACAGAGGTAAGGTCGTCTACGACGGTTGCGGCAGTACCCTGAAGGAAGGCATTGAACCAACCGGGAACATTGAGGGTGTTCTTAGCAAGACCACCAACAGTGTTGGTCTGGGTAGCAGGTGCGGCAGCACCAGCCTCCATGAAGCCTGTGGTTGATGCTTCACCGTTTAGGGTGTTGAGGGTGGTGAGAACGGTAGAACTACCAGCGAGGATCTGGCGGTTGATCTCACGACGAAGCATAGACATAACATTTTTCATTCTTGCTTCTACGATCTTGACTACAGCCTTTTCGGACTGGTTCTCAAGTTCTTCCTTCTTGGTGATAACGATAGGTGCTACGAAGTCTGACCATTCGTAAATGGCAGGACGAAGTACATCGCTAACTGCGAGGGAAACTGGCTCGTAGCCAGTGGGTAGTGAAGTAATGGTTGAGTGATCAACAACACTTAGGGGTCGCTGGATCTTGATACCACCATCTTCATAGTCAATGCCTCCGAACTGCTGGGCGCAGGCTAGGAAGGCTGTCTTACGGTACAACTGGTCAACTTCCTGATCTCTAATAGAGTAGAGGGTGGAAGAGAGCAGATCATTGGAAATAGCCATTGTTCTTTTCTCCTTTTATATGAACTTTATGGTTTATTGAAAATAAATAACATTGGACGAATGTTCTCTTACGAGAGGTCGCTTTGTGTTTTTCATCGTCGGTAACCATGTTAGGTTCAGCACGAAAGGAAACACTTTCCTACCTATTAATAACCTGTCAAGTATTTTCACTTTTTTTCAGGTTATTTTTTTGGGCTACCTATTTACTGCATTCTCACAGAGTATTCGGTTGACGACTGCTCTTATTATTGGAGGTATCATGAGATGCAGTTTGATAGAAAGTTCTTTGAAGATAAGTTGGCAGAAGGCAAGGTTGCTGAAGCCTGTTGGTATAAAACCTGTACCAACTGTAGTGTAGTAAGTAAAATAATGGAAACCGTTTGGTGGCAACAACCTTGGGACTTCAATATGATAGTAAATGGTAAGCCCAAGACAGCGGAGATAAAGTTAGCCGCTGGTGGTCCTGAAGGTGGCTGGGATAAGTTCTGTGCTGAAACCTACACTATTGGTGCTGGTAAGATAGCAGACTGGAGAGCACACCATAAAGACATAGACTGGTATGTAGTCTACTCAGAAAGAGAGAAAGCCTTTCATGTTTATGACTGCTCGGTCCTAGCCCATTATGTAAAAGAAAATAAGCCATCCCAACGACTAAACAAAGAAGGGACGGCTTATTATGTTTGGTTTAAAAAGGGCGATAAGAAAGCAGGCTATCTAACTACCATTCCTTACAAGACCAGTAACGAGCAGTAAGTTTATTCTTACCTTCTGGTTTATCACACTTATGGCGGGCTCGGAAAGACTTTCTTCTACCGGGCTCGCTTTTTCGTATTTTCATTTTGGCATCTCCGTAGCGGATAGTTTTTTTCTTGCCCTTAGAACAAGCGGTAACTACCTTCTTCTTCTTGCCATAACCAGCCTCGCCCTTCTTGATACGGCGGGGTTTGTTACATGCTGTTGCTTTCTTCTTAGCCATCTTTATGATCCTTTCTGTTGCAGAGAACGGTGGTACTGATAAGCAGACCAAGCATCTTTGAACTGCGGGTTCTTCATACCACGGGAGTTTACTCTCTTACCATTAGAGGTTTTGTAAAGTCCCTCACGGCTTTCGGCACGACGAGCCTTCTTTTCAGCGGCAACTTCTTCCTTCTGGGCAGCAACATTTCTAGCCTTTACTAGAGTGTAGGCATCTTCCAACTTTAGTTCAGGTCGTTCAATAAGCATCTTAGCAATATCTATACGATATTCCTTTAGATCTGGGTTAGCAGTTTTAAAACGATCTAGTTCAAGTTGTCTCTGCTTTTGTGCTAGTTCTTGCTGAAGAGGTGCTAGGGTCTTCTGCATCATGATAGCAGCCTGCCGTTCTATTTCAGCCTGTCTACCATTAGTATCCCAAATATCGTTCTCGCTAGTGTCTGCTGCCTTTTGAGCAACTTGTTTAGCCCAGTCGCTACTGGTTAGCATTGCTTGCTGACGAACTAAGTTTTCTCGTTCGGCTTCAAGTTCCCTACGAAGGTCTGCTAACTCCTGTGTTTTACGGGAGTAAGACGACCGAAGGTTCTGGATAACCTTTCTACCGTTCTCTGGGATATGTTTGAGAACTTCCTGATAGGGCACACCTATCTTATGTTCTCCACTCATTACAGGGTCGTCACCAAACTCTGCTGCAATGAGAGCATCAATGTCAAATGTATCAACAACTTCGGCTGGTACATCTTCTACTATGGTCTCTGCAACTTCGGTGGTGTCTGCGACAGTCTCAGTTACTTCTTCACTCATTTTGTTTTCTTCCTTTTGTTTTGGTTTATTTTGATAGCGGCAAGTCTTTTCTTGGCGGCTTCTTTTGTTTTAGACTTGCCCGCTACATTTTTTATTTTATAGCCGCCCTTGACTTTTTTGATAGGCATTACATTCTTGCCATCATTAGTTCGTCCATTTCTTCTTCAGACATTTCTCCTTCAGTCTCTTCAGTTTCCATCTCTCCCATTTCAGCCATTCCTTCATCCTCTTCTTCTCCAACTCCTTCCTTAAGGAACTGGCGAAAGTCTCTGGAGTTGGCTAGCATTTTTAGTTTACCAGCAAGCATAGATACATCACGGTCGTCTCTTACGGCATCGCCTAGTTCAAACTCCATTTCGGCATCTACGATATCTCCTGCTACAGCATCTCCGACAGCAGCCTGTACCATCATTAGTTGCTTTACAAACTCTTCAGGGAACTGAGTTTCATCTTTGGCAAACTGGGGATATTCTTCCTCAATACCAAACATGGGTAGTAGTCGGTTGTGTGCCGCTACTAGTGAGTTTAGGGCAGACTTGGAAAAGTCTCCCATAGGTGCTGCTTCGCTGTAGTATTCCTGTTCAGCATCTTCTACACCTTGGACAGCAACCATAAGGGCTGCTTCGCCTTCCATTTTTTCTGGTGACATGCCTTCCATATCAAGCATATCCATTTCCATTTTCTTCGCCATAGTAATGTCTCCTTATTCTTGTTTTAGCATTTCGTGGGCTGGGAAAGTTTCAGTGACTGCTTTGATCTTGTCACCGTTAAACTTGGTTAAGTTTTCTTTGTAAGTTTTGTTTACAGCATCTTGTTCGTCTTTCTCTTGTTTCTCTTTTTCTAGTCTGTCGTCAATGTAATGAGCACCTAGTTCGCTTTCAGGGATAAAGCCTTTGGCTTTCATTTCTTTTTCCTCTACTCGCTTAGAACTAACAGAACGACCAAGAGCCCGAGAGTAATAGCCATTACCAGATAACCCATCTCTCCAGTCAACACCCCATAGAGAGGCTGTCTTGGCTGGTGTAGTTATTTGTCTTTTCATAACGAGGTTACACTCGCCGCATATTTCTTCAGCATCCATACGGCTGATAGGTTTGATAATATCTTCTTTCTGTCCGCAACAGATACATTTATAAACATAGATAGGCATTCATTTTACTCCGGTACTGGTAGGGGGATAGTAGGTGCTTGTGCTACAAGTTCTTGTGCCAAGGCTTGAGCATCAGTAGTTGGCTGCTCTTGTAGGGCTTCTGCCCCAGATCTCTTAGGAACAGATGCTTCTTCAGGCTTCTCTACCTCCAAAAAAGTTTCAGGTAGATCAAACATGCGAATAACTTCTTCACGGATCTTGTTGGGGTCAACACCAAGTTGTCCAAGAACTGGTAAGAGTTCAAGCAACTGTCTCTTCTTTAGATCATTACTAAGTGGTGTTGCTGCTTGGTCTAAGGCAAAGTAACGGAAGTCATGGTCAAGAGTTTCTGACCTTACGAAGCGAGGTTCTTTCTTTACCATAATAACAGGCTTCTCGTCATCTTCTAGGGTAAAGACCATCATACGAATAAAGATATCAGCAATGCTTTCAATGGCTTCGTCTCGTTCTCTAGCCATGCGACCTATCTCACTAGCGGTGTATTGTGCTAGGGCTGTTACCTCTGTAGCAGTTGCTCTGGTAGCCTCCCCCTTAGTAAACGGAGCAATAATAGAACCTCGTTGAATATCGCTTTCTACCATGTTAAGGTAACGATCAAAGTTCGTGGATAAGTTTGTAACTGGAACTTCCCGCATGACACCAGCAAGGTCATCAGTATCAACAGGAATAATAGCACCATCCACACCTGCGGTAACCTTAGCCAAAGCCTCTTCATCCATTATTCCTTCTCTAACTAGATACTGTCTGCTGTCCCGCCTAATAGCATTAGCCCAGAAGGTTCTAATAATGTTCTTTTCAAAGATCTGGTCGTATACACGGGATAGTGTAGAGTATCCGTCCATTGGTTTGTCTGGCACTCTAGAGTAGTAGAGAGCGGCAATAGGAACAAGTGGGTTGTCGTCATAGGTTCTAAGGGGTATGGTTCTCTTGTCCAATAGTCCACCGTTCTTCCAGTTAGGACTAAAAATATATAACTTATCAAAAGTAAGATCGTAAAACTCAACGACCTCAATGTACTTGTATTCATCTGGTAATGATCCTCCTTCGTCCTCCCAGCCATCCATAGCATCATGGAAGTAAGAAGGCTTACTTACAACTTGGTACTGCTTTGCACCATAGATCTCTTTTGCTTCTGAAACTGGTAGGTAATAATGATGTGCAACATATCTCTGCTCTTCCCATAGGTCAGCATCTCTGTCTAGGATAACCTGCCAAGGTTCTAGTGCTCTAATACGAACACGGGCTAAGGGGTCAGCAGACTTTACTGGTGCTAACTTGTAGAAAGACATAGGGTAGATAAGAGCAAGACGGCTACCGTTCTCTAGGGCTTTACGGTTATCAGCAAGCCAACTATTAATAACCTGACGAGTAACCATTACATTATCAGGTTCAGTCTTGAGGCTGTCTACTTCTACTGCTGGTGACTTTTCAAATAGACTTGCAATGTAGCCCTCAATAAAAGAATAAGCATCAGATGTCTCTACTCTTAGGTTGGTAGGTTCATTCTCTACATCTTCAAAGAAACGGGTAAGGTAGGCTTGTCTTAGTCGCCTCATATCCCCATGCTTATCTGACCAGTGCTGCTTGTGTTCTGCTAGTACATGCTGGATAAGTGATATAGTTTCTTGCTCTGTTCTTGCCATTATCGGTCTCCTACATTATTGTTCTTTATGTCAAGTTTAATATCTCTTCTTATTATGGAAGGCATACTTCTTTCCTATTCTCGTTGCTCTGTCGTGTCTTACCCAGTCTGGTAAGAATAGTCTATGGGGTAGGGTTACAGACTTGAGACATTGAAATGCTAGGGCATGTGCTATTACTCTATCTCCGTGTGTGGGTAGGTTCTCAGGGTAGTCTATGTTGCCCCTATCATTTAGATAGAAACCTCGCATCTCCTGTAGGGTAAACCTGTCTATGTCTCTACACACACCTTGCCTACATGCTTCCTTCCAGTCTTCCATTAGTACCCATTTAGTTTTCCAGTTGGTGTTCCACCACTTATTATTCTTTGGGTTCTTCCACAGGTTATGGTATCCCCTATTGACCATCTCTGTTAGTAGGGATAACCCTATGCCGTTCTCTTCTATTAGTATCTTTGCTCCACCATACTCCCATGCTATGTGCTCTAACCTTTCTGCTAGTTCGTGTATGGGTACTTGGTTACTACTCCATAGTGCTACTGGCTGATAGGTGGTCTTACTCATTACACAGATAACTGAACTATCTTTCCCTACACCAGATGCAACATCCACACCTATAGCATATCTGTCTTGTTCACTACTATCATCTAGTATAACAAAGGTATCATCTTGGTGGTCTATGTCTATTGCACTTACATTGATAAAACAGTCTGGTGTAAAGTAAGCACTATCTCTATTGCCATATGCTTCTTCTATTGAAAGGGGATACTCTCTTATGAACTTATAGTAACCCAGTAGTTCTATCTTCTCTCTTCTCCAATAGACTTGTTCCCATGATAGTCCATGCTCGTCCGCTATGCCCTGTTCCTCCTCTGTAAAAAAGGTAAGAGGGTCAGTAGTGCTTGGACATTTTTTCTTGTATTCTCGGATGCCTGACCATGGAAAGAATAGTAACTTCATATTACCTTCTTCCTTCATAGCACGAAGCACATCATTATGGTGACTATCTCCATATGTGCCTGCTGTACTTTCCTGAAACAGTCTACCACCATTAAGGGATGCAACAGCAGTAGCCTTTAGTTCTTCAGCATTTTGTGCAAAGGAATATTCTGATAGAAGAATGTATTGTGCTGAGAATGATCTAAGTCCTCCCTTACTCTCACTACTAACACATATAACTTCTGCACCAGTATCTGCTAACTTTAACTGGGTAGTATTTTCTATTTCTATTTCTCGCCTCAAAGGTTCAGGCAAGTTATAGAACATAGTAGAGAACATAGAGAGAAGATGCTTGGAACTTGCTAGTTTGTGGGAAAGAAATGCTATAGTAATAGGGGACTTGGAAGTATACCAGAGATAAAACAAACAAGCAACAAAGATAGTGGACGAACCTATCTGTCTTGGCTTTAGTACAACAAGGTTCTTATCACTTTCAAAGATGCCTCTCATTATCTCTAACTGTTCGTCAGTAGGACGAAGTGAAACTATCCTACCTTTCTTATCTCTTATCTTTAGGCGACTAACGAACTCAAAAGGATCTTCGAGTATCTTCAACAACTTAGTGGACATTATGCGTGCTTTTTGTGGGAAGAAGACGATGCGCCTGCATCGTAAGTCAAAGTATGAAGCAAACGCTTCGCATCAAGGTAAGCAACTCTCGCAACTACAGGACAAGTAAACATACCAAGGTGAGTTCTTTTACCATCAACACATATTTGAGCCTGCCATTTACCTCTTTGTTTATGCCAACTATAACCTTTAGCACCTTGGTTATAGTTATTCTCTTGGTGAGTAACCATTCGTAAGTTAGATACTTTGTTGTTACTTCTATCTCTATCAATATGATCTACTTCCAGTTCTTCTGAATAGTCTGAAAGATATGCTTGGGCTATTAGTCTATGAACATAAAAAGGCTTCATCTTCTTATTCACACATAGTTGAACTCTCTTGTATCCTTGACCGTTATCAGATGCTTTAAGTATTTTCTTTTTATGTGTTCTCAAACTGAAGACATTCCCTTCCTCGTCAACAGCGTATAGTCCCTCATAACCTTTGATATCTTTCATTCCTCACTACCTCCTGCATCTATTCTATCCTC